ACTGGTCCTTCGTCAGCTTCGCCATGATGGTCTCTCCTGTCACCTCTGGGGAAGGGGCGGTGCGCCGCCCCTTCTGGCAGAATTGACGGGCTTACGCCGCGACGCGCTGCACCTTCATCGCCTCGGGGTTCAGCAGGCCGCCGCCGACGCGCTTCGTGGTGTAGAACTGCACGTAGGGCTTCGCGCTGAAGGGATCGCGCAGGATGCGCGTCCCTACGCTGTCCACGATCAGGTAGGACTGGTCGAAGTCGCCGAACAGGATCGGGGTCGAGTTGGCCGCCACGTCCGGCATCGCCGGAACCTCGGTCACCGGGTAGCCAGCCAGGGTGGCCGGGGTTCCCGCCTGATAGGACGGCTGCCACAGATACTGGTTCGTGGTGTCCTTCAAAAGCCGCACGGCGCGCATCGTGTTGCGGTTCATCGCGAACTGCGCGTTCGCAGTGAACTGCGACGGCAGGGCATGGACCAGCGTGATGATCCCGTCCGCCGTCAGCGCCGCCGCCGCACCCGAGTTGGTCACCAGAATCGCGCCGAACGGGTGCGCCGCGGCGTTGGCCGCTCCGGTGATATAGGTCAGGATGCCGTTCGGGCGGTTGTTCGCGCCGGACCCGGACACAAAGGCCAGGTTCTCTTGGAACGCGAACTCGGTCTGCACCTCGCCCGCCAGCCACGCTTCCAGATCGACCAGCGCATCGTCCAGCAGCTGCTGCGTCGCATACGGGTTGGCATAGATCTCGCCCACCACATAGTTGACCGACCCGAAGGTCGGGTTGGTCGTTTCGGGCCGAGCTGCCGTCTCGCCGACCCAGCCGGACGCCGTGCCGCGGTTGTTGAACAGCTTCGAGAAGCTGCCGGTGCTGATGGTCTGCACCCGGCACATCTGCCGCATCGGCGACACCTGGATCAGCCGGTCGGTGATCGTGCGGTCCCACTCGGTCGGTGCGACGAACCCGCCGTCCGCAGCGGTGCCCTTGTTCAGCGCCGCCTGCACGTCGCCCTTGCGGAAGTGCAGCGCGAAGGCCTGCGTGTACTCGGGGTCGCGCGGCTTGGCGCCACCACCACCGGCCAGGGCGCCCGCAGCCATCCGCGCGTTCGTCTCGTCGATGGCTGCCTGCAGCTCGCCGACGGTCGCGTTCACGCGGTCCAGCTTCTCGCGGGTCACCACGTCATCGAACCGCTTCTCGACGCTCTTCAGCTGCTCGGCATGCGCGTCCTTGAAGGCGGCGAACGCCCTCTGCAGCGATTCCAGCATCTGGGTCGGGTTGCCCGCGTCCGCACGTGCGAACATCATCCCGCGGGCGGGGTTCTTCAATCCGGCCATCTGTATCTCCTTCAGGCCTTGAGCGTTTCCATCAGCCGCCCGAAGGCGACCACATCAAGGCCAGCGTTGTGCGTGGCCGTCCCGGCAGCGTTGAGCGTACCGGCCGCTTCCCGGAGAAGGGCGCGCCGCTTGACACGCGAAACGCCCGCCTTCGCCAAGGTTGCATGGATCCGGGCAAGGGCCTTGCGATGCCCCGCGTCCGGTTGATCGTCATACTCGGGCGCGTCGAACGTCGCGTCCGCAAAGCCCAGCTCGATGGCGCGCTCGGCGCGCATCCAGGTCTCGGCCGACATCATGTCGCCGATCTCGTCCTTGTCGCGGCCCGACCGCGCCGCGTAGATGTCGGCCATCGCGGCGTCGCACTCGGCGAACACAGCGGCCGCGTCGCGCATGTCGTTCTGGTTGCCGACGACCATGCCCCACGAGTTGTGGATCATCAGCATCGACCCCAGACCCATCTCGATCCGGTCCCCGGCCATGGCGATGACCGACGCCGCAGACGCCGCCAGCCCCATGACACGCACCGTCACCTCGGCAGGGTGTTCCCGCAGCAAGTTGTAGATCGCCAGCCCCTCGAACATGTCGCCGCCGGGGCTGTTCAGGTTCACCGTGACCGGTTTCGTGCCGATGCTGCGCAGCGCGCCCGCGATCCGCTTGGCAGTCGTGCCTTCGCCAGTCCACCAGTCCTCGCCGATGATGTCGTAGATCGAGATCACGTTCCCGTCGGCCTCGGCTGCGCGCGGACGCCACTCCTGCAGCGCGTCTGCAGTCGCGTCGGGCTGATAGGACTGCGGGCGCACGAACGCCTTGACCTCAGGCAGTTTGCGCAGGCTCATTGGTCCTCTCTCCGGCTGCCACCAGCCCGTCACCATCGGGGTGTCGGCCAAGGCCGACATGCTCCCGCACCTCGTTGCCCGTCATCCACGGACGATGCCCGCCTGCGCCTAGGGCGCGAGCCAAGAACTCGCCCTGGTCCTTCATCGTGCCGCGCAGCAGCTCGCGCTCGTCAAAGTCGGGGTAGATGACCCCGCGCTCCGCCGAGGGCACCAGCGACCGCGTGATGGCTTGCTCCCAGGTCGAAAACCACGGCGCCAGCCCGAACCGCACGAATAGCATTGCCAGCTGCTCGATGCCCGACCCCCACGAGGTGTCATCCATGAACATCAGCGGACGGGGCACGCCGAACACGCGGCCGATGCTTTCCGTCAGCATCCCGCGCATCTCGACCATCTGCGCATCGCGGGCTGTGGCAGGCGGGAACTCGCGTGCCAGCCCTTCCTCCAGCACCATGACCTTGCCCGCGTTCGCGGCGCCTGCGTACCCGGCCTCGAACGTTGCCTTCAGCCGCTGTGCAGCTTCGGGGCTCAGCTTGCCCGGGTGCCGAAGGGCCACCCCCGCGATCACGCCGTTCCGGTAGATGCTGTTCGCAGCGATCTGCTGCTGGTTGGCGGTCTGGATCAGCTCGCCCGCCTTTTGCACCCGGGACACACCCTTTTCGCCGTCGATGGACGGGCCCCGCAGATGCAGCACATCTGACGGTTGCAGCGTCAGCGACTCGTTCCGCGTCGTCACAACCCGATAGCGCAGCGGGAACATGCCGCCGTCGGTCTCGACCGTGACCCGCCGCGGATCGATGGGCACCAGTGATCTCGGCCGACCCAGTTGCCGCACGATCTGTGCATAGGCGTTTCCGTGCAGCAGAAGCCAGCCCTGCATCAGCTGCTTGAACTCGTGCGCCGTCTGCCACGGGTTCGGCTGGAACCGCAGCACTGGATACAGCTGGTGCTCCGTCGCCTCGACGACACGTCCGGCCTCGCGCCGCATGATCGACAAGGGTAGCATCGCAACTGACCCCGAGATCAGGTCGAACGCGCGCAGCACCGCGTCGTTGTTCAGTGCAGCCTCGACAGACCCCTCGGTCAATCCGTTCCGGACGAACTCGTAGAACGCGGGCGAGCCCACGGTCATTTCGGCCGCGGGCCGCGCACCGAACAGGCGCTTCAGAAGACCCACGTCAGAGCACCAGGATCCCGCGGTCTTCGTAGACGGACGCTGCGCTGACCGGCGCGTCTTCCACCGCCGCAGCCATTGCCATCGCCAGCGTCACCATCCCGTCGATCCTTCCCCGCGAACGCTGCTTGTCCAGCTTCCGGTTCCCGTGTGCGTCCGACTTCACCACGGCATTCCGGGCGCACATCGTCATCACCGGGTTGTCGTCATGCACAAGGGTGCCCTTCAGCAGCGCCGCCTCCACGTCCCGCAGGGCAGGCGTCATGGCCACAATGCCCTGATTGAAGGGCTGGAACAGCGCGCCCTCTTCTTCGCCGATCTGCGCCTCGGTGAACCCAGCCTCGCGCAGCCACGGCCTGAAGTGCCGGTACAGGTGCCGGTCAAAGTGGACACGCCGCACGTCCAGCCCATCAAACAGCCCAGCGATCACCTCGGTCACATACCGAAAGTCGATGGTCGGCCCAGGGCACAAGTGCAGGTGCCCCTGCATGTGCCAAACGTCGTATGGCTCACGGTCCTGCCGCGCCTTTTCGCGAATGCCGTCCTCTGGCAGCCAGAACATCGGCCGGTGGTAGTACCGGTCGCCGTCTCGCGCCACGAGCGACAACGCGGTCAGGTCCGACACCTCTGACAAGTCTAGCCCGGCATAGACCGGCAACCTGCGGAACTCAGGCACCGACCCGGCGCAGGCCTTCCACACGCTCGCGCTGACGAAAGGTGCATTGCGCTCGACGCGCTGATTCAGCACCAGGTTGCGGTACTCCGCCTCACGCATCGGCATCCGCCGTGCCGCCTCGGCCATGCTCAGAACTTCCTGCTCGTTCAGGAAGTCCCCCAACGCCGGGTTCGCTTGTCGGATCGTATCTACCGCGAACGCGTCTGCATTCGGATCAGCCGTGTAGAGCGACACGACCGTCCGCGGGTCGTGCCCGGCGAGCGCGTCGTCAATCAGAACCGACAGGAGGTCGGCGTCGGTCGGCGCCTGGGTCGAGATCACTATCGAAAGCGGCGCGTCCTGAGCGCCCGTGGCAGTTTCAAGCGCCTCGAAGAGGTCCGACTTCGGACCCTTCACCTGGCCCAGCTCGTCGTGCACCGTGAACACTGGCGAGAGGCCGTAGGCCGTCGATGCGTCCGCCGAAAGCGCACGGTACAGCGTCCCAAGTTCCGGGCAGAACAACTGCTTCGCCGTGTCCCGGATCACCACGAACTGCGTCAGCGCCGGCGACATCCGCACGATCTTCGCCGCCAGCGCGAACAGGATTGCAGCCTGATCGCGCGACTGCGCAGCAGAGTACAGCTGCGAGTTCACCCGCGCCTCCGGACCGCAGAGGTGCACCAGCAGAAGGAAAGCCGAAAGCGTCGTCTTCGCGTTCTTGCGCCCAAACGACAGGATCGCCAGGCGCGTTCCGGCCGGGTTGTCGTAGATGCGCCGGATCTCGTCCTTCTGCCACTCGCGCAAGCGGACAGGCTTCGTTGCGTCGCGGCCCTCCGGCACCTTGCAGTGCTGCTCGATCCAGGCGATGACACGCCCGGCCCGCGTCAGCTTTCCCACGGCCGCTTGACCGTCGCGCGCCGCGACTTCTCGCCCCCGGCGCCACGCGCCGAGTAGCTCGCCTGCTGCGACAAGCGCATCGACGCCGCCAGCGCCTTCAGCGCCGCCGTCTCTTTTGCCTGCATGGCCAGAAGCCCGCAAACCTCGCCAACTTGAACCTCATCGCGCGACGCCGCCGCATCAATCAGCTGTGACACGCGACGCGCAGTGATCGTGTGCCGACACCACTGCCGCAGAAGCGGCCACGTCTCGCGCGGAAACCAGTCCGCAGGCAACGCCTCAACCGTCTCGCACCAAACGTCGGCCTCCTCGGGCGTCAGGTCCAGCGGTGCATCCGGGCGACGAACCACGGAAAGCGCCGCGCTAGCTTGCGTCGCGATCTCTGATGCGCTGCGTCGACCTCGGGCTCCCATTGCGTTTCCTTGCCGTTTATCAGAAGGATTGATCGCGCGGGTTTCCACCCGCTGGGGGAGGCAGACTTTCGCTACCCCCCTGTCACCAGCTGGCGTAGGGGTCCACGGTGCCGCGCCTGCGCCGGTCTTTGGCCTTGGCGATGGCGTCGGCGTCGGGGCGCAGCCGCTTCTCAATGCCGTCGCAGATGGCGTGGCAGTCGCGGCAAACGGCGCGAAGGTTGGCCTCGTCCCACGTCAGATCAGGCCGCAGGTCAATGGGCCGGACGTGATCGACGACGGCAGACCGCGGATCAGCGCGACCGTCGGTCAGGACGGTGGCGCACATCTGGCAGGTCCATGCGTCGCGGACGAGAATGGACAGGCGGAATGATCGACCGCGCCGGGTTGCGAAGGGATGTGTCATGGGGTGCTGAAGCGCGAAAGGGGCGCACATGTCGCACCTCTTCGACAATGCCGGGATGGCACAGTTAGCGTTTCGCGTCAAGCCGCCTACAACCCCAAGCGGTCTGCCAGCCTGTTCAGCGCGTCGCACATGAGCGCCAGCCCGAGGTAGAACCGCGCGCCCTTGTACCCAACCTGTGCCACCGATGCGTTGTGGCAGCACACCGATTCCAGCACCGGCCAGTCGCCGTCCGGGATCAGCCGCCGCACCGCATGGAATCGGGCGATCCGGTCCACCTGCATCGCGGCGATGGCGCCGTGGTCGGGCGTGCTGTCCACCTGAACCTTCTTGATTGCCTCGGGGCTGCGCTGCGTCGCCTCCCATGCGGCCGCCAGCGCCTTGCCCGCCGCCATCTGCCGGGCGTCAATCCGGTCCTGCCGGAAGTAGTGTTCCACGAGGTCGATCCGCCGGGCGCGCTTGACCCGGTTCGGGTTCGGCACCTCCTTCTGCTTGGCCTCGTCCCACTCCATGACCGGCTCAATGACCTTGCGCACGTCCTGCGCCATCGTC